ATGTCCAACATGCCAGACGGTTACTACAACCGTTTCGATCCGGCCAAGCATTTCGACGCCCACCTGTTCCGGGCGAGCTATGCGGTGCAAGCGGCCGAGTTCAATGAAGTCCAGTCCAGCCTGTCCGCCCGCATCCAGGGCGTTGCCGACGCGATGTTCCGCGACGGCAACGTGGTGCGCGACGCCCGCGTCGTCGTCCATGCCGACAGCGGCCAGGCCGTTTGCGAGGCCGGCGCCGTCTATCTGAAGGGCGCGGTGCGCGGCGTGGCGCCCAAGCAGTTGACGATTCCCGTGGTCGGCGTGGTCGCCATCGGCCTGTATCTGCAGGAATCGGTGGTGACCGAGCTGGAAGACCCCAGCCTGCGCGATCCGGCGGTGGGCGCGCGCAACTATCAGGAAGCCGGCGCCGCGCGGCTGAAGGTGGAGGCGGTATGGGGTTTCGCCGGCGACGGCCAGGCCGGCGAGTTCTTCCCGGTCTACCAGGTGGAGAACGGCGTGCTGCGCGCCAAGGAGCCGCCGCCGCAGCTGGACGGCGTCACCCAGGCGCTGGCGCGCTATGACCGCGACAGCTCGGGCGGCTCCTATGTGGTGTCCGGCCTGGCCGTGGCCGCCGCCGCCGATCTGCCCGGCGGCGAGCAGGTCTACACCGTCAGCGAGGGCCGCGCCCGCGTCAACGGCTACGGCGTGGAGCTCAGCACCTCGCGGCGCCTGGTTTATCCGGCCGCGGCCGATTTGCGGCCTATCGACAGCGAGCCGCATACCAGCGCCAACGCCGGCGCCCAGCGCATCAATGTCGACCGCGCGCCCATCGCCCTGATCAGCCAAGTGCGGATCACCAAGGAAGTCACCGCCACGCTGACCCATGGCGGCTATACCGGCGCTCAGGACCCGCTGCCGGACACTTCCGTGATCTCGGTGCTGGAAGTGAAGCAGGGCGGCACCGTTTATGCGGCCGGCACCGATTACAAGCTCAGCGCCGGCAAGCTGGACTGGAGCCTGCCGGGCAACGAGCCGGCGCCGGGCAGCACCTACACGGTCCGCTACCAGTTCATCGCCGCGGCGCAGCCCACACAGTCCGACGCCGCCGGCTTCACCGTGGAGGGCGCGGTGGCCGGCACCCTGGTGCTGGTCAGCTACAGCCAGAAACTGCCGCGCATCGACCGCCTGGCCATCGGCGCAGACGGCGAGCTGGTGTGGATCAAGGGCGTGGCCGCCGACTGGAATCCGCAGCCGCCGGCGGTGCCGGCGTCCTTGCTGCCGCTGGCCTCCATTGTCCAGACCTGGACCCGGGACCGCGCGGTCAGCAATGACGGCGTGCGGGTGGTGCCGATGTCCGACCTGGCCGGGCTGCAAGGCCGGCTGGACCGCATGGCCGAGCTGATCGCCCAGCAGCGGCTGACTTCGGACGCCCAGCTGCGCGAAGCCGGCGCCAAGAAGGGCCTGTTCGTCGATCCTTTCCTGTCCGACGGCATGCGCGACGCCGGCATCGTCCAGGCCGCAGCCATCGTCGGCGGCGAGCTGACCCTGCCCATCGCCGCCAGCGCCGCTTCGGTGCCCAACGATGTGTCCGACCGGACCAGCCTGGCCTTCAGCCTGGTTCCGGCGCTGGAGCAGCCGATGCGCACCGGCAGCATGAAGATCAACCCCTATCTCGCCTTCGACCCGCTGCCGGCCGCGGTGACGCTGACCCCTGCGCTGGACCGTTGGACCGAGCTGCAGACCAGCTGGGCCAGCCCGCTGACCGAGCGCCTGACGGTGGGCAGCGGCAACCGCTCCAGCGTCAGCCAGACCACCACCGACGCGCTGCTGTCCACCAGCCGCAAGCCGATCGAAACCCTGCGCTCCATCGAGGTGCGTTTCAACGTGTCCGGCTTCGGCCCCAACGAAGCCCTGTCCAGCCTCAAGTTCGACGGCATCAGCGTCGCGCCCGCCGCCCAGTAAGGAGAAACCATGCCTCTCAATGCCAATAGCGCCGGCCTGCTCGCCGGCAAGTTCACCATCCCGCCCGGCGTGCCGGCCGGCGTCAAGCGCGTCGAGTTCGTCGGCGCCGGCGGCAGCCGCGGCGAGGCGGTCTTCGTCGGCCAGGGCGAGCTGCAGACCGAGCTGCGCCGGCAGATCACCCGCATCACCGAAACCCGCTGGCAGGTGGACCCGCTGGCGCAGACCTTCACGCTGAACGCCGACACCCAGCTGGGCGGCATCGAGCTGTGGTTCACCGCCAAGGGCGCCAGCCCGGTGGCGGTGCAGATCCGCGAAACCACCACCGGCGTGCCGTCCCGCTCGGTGCTGGCCGAAGCGCATCTGCAGTCGGCCGACATCGTCCTGTCCGGCCCCACCCGCATCCAGTTCGCCGCGCCGGTGAACCTGCAGGGCAGCGTCGAATACGCGCTGGTGGTGCTGTGCGACGACGCCGACGCCGCGCTGGCCATCGCCGAGCTGGGCAAGTGGGACAACAGCGCCAGCCGCTGGGTGACCAGCCAGCCTTACCAGGTGGGCGTGCTGCTGTCGTCCAGCAACGCCAGCAGCTGGACCGCGCATCAGGACCGCGACATGGCCTTCCGCCTGTTGGCCGCCAGCTACGCGGTGACCGCCAGAACGGTAGACCTGGGCAAGATCGACGTGAAGAACGCCACCGACCTGATGCTGCTGTCGCTGTCCGACAGCCCGTCCGCCGCCGCCCGCGTCGAATACAGCCTGGGCCTGCCCGACGGCAGCGCGGTGCAGGTGGCCGACGGCCAGCCGGTGCGCCTGCCGGCCCCGCTGAGCGGGCAGGTTGGCGTCTCGGCCCGCCTGCTCGGCACCGAGAGCGCGTCCCCGGTGCTGTTCCCCGGCACCCAGCTGGTCAGCGGCCAGATCGCGCAGAGCGCCGACTACGTCAGCCGCGCCATTCCGGCCGGCGTCAACGCCCGGGTGCGGGTGGTGTTCGACGCGCTGATCCCGGCCGGCGCCAGCGTGACGGCTGCCGCCTCCGGCATCGACGACGGCGATGTTTTCCAGGCTGTGGCCTACCAGGGCAGCAAGCCGCTGGGCGATGGCTGGATGGAAATGACGCACGAGCTGGCTTCCATCAGCGAGGCGATGCTCCGGGTCAAGCTGACCCTGTCCGGCAACAGCGCCGCCCGGCCGCGCGTGCGCAATCTGCGCGTGATCGTGCTGTAAGGGAGGGGAGATGGACAATCAGACCCCCCATCTGAACCTGCCGCTGCCGAATCCCGGCAACAGCCTGGCCGAGGACGTGCTGCGCATACGCGACGCCTTCACGGCGCTGGACCAGAAGATGGCCAGCCTGGACGCGCTGTTGTCCAGCGACGACCTGAACCTGGACACCGTGCAGGAACTGGTGGCCGCCTTCAAGCGCGCCCGCAGCGACATCGACGCCGCCGCCGCCCAGTTCGTCGATCGCAAAAACGCGGTCGACGCCCAGCTGTTAACTCTGACTGCGCTGGCCGGCGCGGGCCTGTAAACCCGGAGGAACCATGTCAAAAGATTTGCAGGAGTACCGCGCGCAATACCTGGCGCGGATCAAAAGCCAGCTGCTGGGCGCCGATCTCGGCAACGCCGGCGCCACCGATCTGGTGATGCAGTCGGCGCTGCTCAGGGCGCACAGCCTGGTCAGCAGCCTGGATCTGCAGGACATCGACTACTTGCGCGACATGAACGGCGCCGCGCTGGAAAACTATCTGCAGCAGGCGGGGAACCGCGCGCGCTTCGAGCAGCAGCTGGCCTCCGCCGGCGTGATGCCGTCCATCGTCTCCAGCGCCGCCATCATGGCCGGCGTCGCCGACAGTCCGACGGCGATGAGCGCGGTCGCCGGCAGCGCGCCGGCGATGACGGCCATCGTCGGCAATGCGCCTATCACCAACCTGCTGCTTGGCAACGCCACCGCGATGAAGGCGGTGGCCGCCAGCGCGGTGGCCATGGTCGCCGTGATCGCCTCTCCGGCGGCGATGGCGGTCGTGGCGGTGTCGTCGACGGCGATGGCCGCGATGGCGGCGTCGACGACCGGGATGGCAGCCTTGCTGGCGAACGCGTCGGCGTGGACGAGCGTCGTGTCGTCGCCGGTTGCGATGGCAGCAGTCGCGACATCATCGACGGCGATGTCTGTTTTGCTGGCTAACCTGTCTGCGTGGGCGATCGTCGTGTCGTCGCCGACTGCGATGGCAGCCTTGGCGGCATCGTCAAGCGCGATGGCTGCGGTGGTCGCATCGTCAGCGGCAATGGCCGCGGTAGTGGCGTCATCGGTGGCCATGACGGCCGTGGCGGCATCGTCAATCGCGATGTCGGCGGCGTTGGCCTCGCCAGCGGCGATAGCCGCGGTGGTGGCGTCGCCGGTGGCGATGGCTGCTGTGGCGGGATCGTCAACGGCGATGAATGCAATGGCGGCATCGCAGGCTGTGATGGCGGCGGTGGTGGTGACCCCTGCTGCGTTGGCGGCCGTAGTCGCATCGCTGGCTGCGATGACGGCAGTGGCGACATCATCGGTTGCAATGGCTGTGATGGTTGCATCATCGGCGGCGATGGCGGCGGCGTCGTTGTCGTCGGTTGCAATGACGGCGATAGCATCGACAGCGATGGCTTCGGTGATCGCATCGCCGACAGCGATGGCTGCGGTGTTGGCATCGCCGACGGCGATGGCTGCGGTGGTGGCGTCCCAACCTGCGATGACGGTCGTTGCCGCATCTGCGGCAACGATGTCCGCCTTGCTCAGTTCCGCGGTCGCCCGCGCCGCCATCTGGGCCAGCGCCACGGCTCTGGCCGCGATCCAGAACGCGCCTTCGGCGGTGCTCGATGCGCTGCAGACTCATCCGCAGGTCAGCATGATGAACAACAACCCATCCAACCTCACCGCCGTCTTTGTCAGCGGCAAGAGCATGACGCTGCGCGTGAAAAATGCCAGCGGCAACGACACGAACTACATGCGTACCTTGGCTGGCGGTTCCGGCGCTGGCGACGATGTATTCACTACCACCAACGCTTGGGCCCCTCGGGTGAGGGCCTACAACAACCTGTGCCATTACACCTGGACCAGCAATTTCCCGTTCCAGGCTTACGTGGTGAACATGAACTAAGGAATGGCCGACATGCAAAAAGCGATCATCGATCTCAACGTCAACGCCATCGTTGGCATCGCCAACGCCGGCGCGACGGCGGAAAAAAATCAACTACTGCTGGATCTGCCGGAGGACTTCCAGTCAGCAGACATCGCCGAGTGGGCCTATGACGGCAAGGGTCTAGTCCGCGACCCGTCAGCGTTCCTCAAACAGGCCAAGTCGGCCCGCAAGGCCCGCATCAAGCTGGAGGCCGCCCACCTGATCGAGGCCGATGATTGGAAGCTGCAACGCGCCCGCGAGCGCGAGGCCGCCGGCTGGGGCACCCTGGCCGAGGTGGACGCGGCGCTGGCCGAGCGCGAGGCGATCCGCCGCTCGTCCAACGCCGCCGAGCAGGCGGTGGACGCGCTGACCGACGCGGCGAGTGTGCAGGCTTTCGTCTGGGCGATCGACGTCGCTGTCGCCGCTCCGCGCCGGATGACGCACAAGCAGTTCATGGCGCGCTTCACCGACGCGGAGATCCAGGCGATGCTCAAGGCCTTCGGCGACAATCCGGCGCTGCGGCCCTGGTGGGAGCGCTTCACCCTGGCGCGCGACATCAGTCTGGATGACGCGGTCACCCAGAACGGCGTCCAGGCGCTGGAGGCCGCCGGCCTGATCGGCAAGGGCCGGGCCGCCGAAGTGCTGGCCAGCGGCCCGGCCGCGGTCTGATCGGACCATCCCGCTCATCTGTTCCTTCGCCTTGCCCGGCGCGCCTCTTTTAACGGGGCGCGCCATTTCCCCAGCCCGTCCGCATCCGGATGGCGGACTCAACCCACTCTCCTCCAAGCGCCGCCGCCACCCCCGCTGAAAACGGGCGGGTTTCCACTCCGTTCCTAATCCGGTTTAAAAGCCCCGCCGGCGGCGCTTTGGCACCATAAGGCCATGACACAGCTAACCGACATCTCATCCCTGCACTGGCAGCCGGCGCTGCAGCCGCGCGATGCCAGACCCGGCGCCGGCGTCGCCGACATCGTCGAGAACCTGGACGACATCCACCAGGCCTTGCGGATCATCCTGGGCACGCCCAAGGGCAGCGATCCGTTGCGGCCGGAGTTCGGCAGCGACCTGTTTCGCTATCTGGATTACCCGGTGGACCGCGCCCGCCCGCATGTGGTGCGGGAGGCGGTGGCGGCGATCAGCCATCCGCTGTACGGCGAGCCGCGCATCCAGCTGCTGAAGGTGCTGTTCAGCATCGAGGCCGACGGCGGCGCGCACTTGTGCGCGCAATGGAAGCTGGCCGACGGCGTGATCCGCGAAACCGAACTCAGGCTGTGAATCTAGGACAAGAGCCATGAATCAGACGACGACCGACCTTCCGAAGTTTATCGACGACGATCCGCAGCAAATCACCAACGAGCTGATCACCGCCTACCAGAACATGGCCGGCAAGACGCTGTATCCGGGCCAGGTGGAGCGGCTGCTGATCGACCTGATCGCCTACCGCGAAAGCGTGGCCCGCGCCGCCTTCAATGACGCCGGGCGGCAAAACCTGGTGGCCTTCGCCCGCGCGCCGATGCTGGACTACCTGGGCGAGCTGGTGGGCGTCACCCGCTTGCCGGCGCAGCCGGCGCGCAGCAAGGTGAGCTTCACCTTCGCGGCCGGCGCTCCGCAGACGGTGGTCATCAAGCGGCAGACGCTGGTGGCCGGCCGCGGCGACATCCAGTTCCAGACCATCGATGAGGCGGTGGTGAACATCCTGAAAGACCAGGAGGTGCCGGTGACGCTGGCCGTGGTGGCGGTGGAGCCGGGCATGGACGGCAACGGCCAGGAGCCGGGCGCCATCAACCAGCTGGTGGACGACCTGAGCGTGAGCGTGGCCGTCAGGAACACGGAAGTCAGCGCCGGCGGCGCCGACGCCGAGGACGACGAGCGGCTGCGCCAGCGCATCCGCCTGGCGCCGGAATCGTTCAGCGTGGCAGGCAGCGCCGCCGCCTATCGCCACCACGCGCTGCGCGCCGACCAAAGCATCGTCGATGTGGCGGTGGTCAGCGCCAACAATCTGGAAGAGGGCGGCAAACCGGAGGATGTGCCGCAGCCGGGCGAAGTCTGGCTGTATCCGCTGGTGAGCGGCGGGCTGCCCAGCGACGACCTGCGGGCCAAGGTGGCCAACACCTGCAGCGCCGATCGCGTGCGGCCGCTGACCGACAGGGTGTCGGTGAAGCCGCCGGTGGAGTTCGCCTACCAGGTGGCGGCCAGCTTGCAGCTCTATGCCGGCTCCGACGCCAAGCAGGTGCTGCAGCGCGCGCAGGATGCGCTGCAAGCCTACCTGCAAACCCAGCAGGCCAAGCTGGGCAACGACATCGTGCCGTCGCAGCTGGTGGCGGCGCTGTCGGTGCCGGGCGTGTATCAGGTGAATCTGCAGCAGCCGGCCGCCGTCCAGAAAGTGCCGTCCTACGGCTGGGCGCACTGCACCAACGGCATCGCGGGCCTGACCGTGGACAGCCTCAACAATGGCTAAGGACGCGACGCCGGGCCTGTTGGCGCGGGACGCCCGCTTAGGCCCGCTGGCCGAGCTGACCCGCCGCCTGGGCGTGCCGCGCGGGGACGAGGCCAATCCGCAGACGCAAGGCCGCTTCGACACCCTGGATCTGCTGGTCAACCTGGTGGACTGCGCGCAGCCCAAGCTGCTGCCGCTGCTGGCCGAGCAGTTCCACGTGTCCGGCGACGAAGGCTGGCTCTTGGCCGCCGGCGAGACGCAGCAGCGCGAGCTGATCAAGCGCGCGATCGAACTACACCGCTACAAGGGCACGCGCTGGGCGGTGAACGAGGTGTTCCGGGTGCTGGGCGTGCAGGTGAAATTGACCGAGTGGTGGCAGGAAAAGCAGGCCGGCCAGCCCCACACCTTCGATCTGATGGCCTGGGTCAACGACAACCTGATGCCGGGCGAACCGGTGCTGAACGCCGAGCTGTATCGCCGCCTGCGGCGCATGGTGGACCAGGTGAAGCCGGCGCGCAGCGCCTATCGCTTCCGGCTTGGCGCCGCGTTTGACCAGCCGCTGCGGCTGGCCGGCGCTTTGCAGGGCCGCGCGTTGCGGCGGGCGCAAGCCGCCTGCGAGCCGCCGCCGGCCAAGCCGTTTTTCGCAACGCTGCGCCTGGCCGGGGCCATCCAGCCGCTGGCCGTGGTGCGCGCCAATATGGAGGTAAACCGATGAGCAGCACCCCGCTGATCCCCATCATTCTGGATAGCGGCCTGGCCGCCATTCAGCTGGCCAGCCGAGACGGCGTCCAGCTGAGGATCACCCACGTCGCCCTCGGCGACGCCGGCTACGCGCCCAGCGCCGGCCAGACCACGCTCAAGCGCGAGCGCGCTCGCTACCCAATCGCCGACGGCAAGAGCGAAGGCCCGCGCCAGCTGCATCTCACCGCGCTGGCCGACGATGACAAGGAATTCTGGATCCGCGAAGTCGCTTTCATTCTGGAAGGCGGCCAGCCGCTGGCCATCTGGTCCCACCCAACCCAGGCCCTGGCCTACAAGCAGGCCGGCATGCAGCTGCTGCTGGCCTACGACCTGGCGCTGTCCGGCGTGCCGGCCGACTGCGTGACCGTGCAGTCCACCGGCGCGGGCCTGAATCTGAGCCTGGCGGGCGAGCTGGCTGCCTTGGCAAGCGCGCAGATAGACGAAGCAGGACGCGGCGTGGCGCGGGACGACCAGCTGCAAGCGCAGGACCGGCAACAGCAAGTGTTCAACCGCCAGTTGGATCTGCTGCAACAGCAGCTGTCCCGAATGGAGGCCCAGCAACAGGCGGCGCGCCTGGAGTGGCAGGAATGGATGGCGGCGGTCGCCGCCGCCCAGATCGACGAATCCAGACGAGGAGTGATCCGCGACGACTGGCTGCGCAGCCAGGAGCAGGCCCAAGCCATCTTGCAACGCAAGCTGGCGTAGCAGGCAGGTTGAATACCAATACATAAAAATGGCGAGCCGAGTTTGGATGGAGTTTTGCCGGCATCGTCAGGATATCGCACCGTTTTGATGTACCTAACCTCAGGGGATGATTATGAGTTTGGAAGGAAAGATTGCCGAGTTGGTGACGGCGACGAATGGGTTGATCAATACTTTTATTGGGAAGCGACAAGAAATTGATAAAGCTGTGGAGCGTGCCATAACAACTATTCCTCAAAATGAGAGAACGTATTATGTGGATGCTAAGTCAGGATCAGATGGAAATGCGGGCGGGCAAGATGCTCCTCTGGCAAGCATTAAAAAAGCTCTGGACTTGACCCCGGCGGGAGGAGTCTGCACAGTAAAACTACTTTCCGATTATGTCTTGGATCGAGCAATCAGCGTGGTCGGGCGTTATTTGGTTGTTTCGGCATCCAGAGGAAGTCAGATCAAACTATTGATTAGTTATTTTTTGACTGGAGAGAAGGATGCCGTTATCGGGAGGTTCATTTGTTATCGTGGCAGTTCGGTAGAGTTGGAGAATGTGAATATCGTTCTCCCATCCGCCTTAAGTATTAAGCCAACCCCTGTTTCGAGTCACAGTAATGCTCTTGTATGTGCTTCTATGGATGGTGGTCAAGCTCTCCTGTCATTGAAATTGAATTTTTGTAGTATCACTCCAGCAGATGATTTTGTCGGATCTTTAATTGGGTGCCCTTCCAGTTTTCTGGTTTTGCAATGCAATGGCGTAAATTTTCCAAAAAATTTTGGCGGAAAGTATATCCATCAAATAGCTGCAGGTACGGATCCAGCAACTTTAGTGAATGCAAGAACCAATCTAAAAGACCTATAAGGAGGAGATATGAATTTTGATAATGTTACCGTGACTTATGGCGATATGACGTATGCGGGTTACGAGTTCGAGCAACTGCCATTCGGCGCTGCTAAGGCCGCCACGGGCGGGTTGATTGATGAGGCCGCCGATTTCGCCCGTCGGCGAATCCTGAGCGACTCGTTCCGCGCGCTGGAATACGCCCGCGCTGCCAGCGAGGCAGAGGCTTTCAAGGCTGCGAACTATCAGGGCGAGATGCCCCGTGCCGTGAAAAGTTGGGCGGAAGCGTCCAAGCTGGCGCCCAAGGAGGCTGCGGACAGCATTCTGCGCAAGGCGGCGATGTGGGACGACGCGATGTACGAAATCCGTGATCTGCGGCTGAAGGGCAAGGCCCGCGCGCTGGAGACGGAGAATCATGAAGCGGCGAAAGCGGTTGTGGTCGCAACTACCGATGCGATTTACCTCTTGGCCAAGCAAAACGCAGGCATCGATTTGTAAGCACATGGGCTTAGGCGCGCCAAGGGGCCTGGCCTAAGCTTGCCCCGCGTTGTCTTCGCATCAAGTCGGCTCATCCTCCGAGCTGATTGCCGCCGGGTTTCTCTCCCGTGCCCGGCGGCTCCCCTCAATGCTTCTCAAATCTGCTTGTCCATCTTCTCTAGCTTTTTGTCTCCTGATTTCGCCGCTTGCTTCATCCCCTGGCGATGATCGCGGACTCTCTCTTTCAGTTTCTTTCTGCCGTTCTCTTTTTCGCCGTTCCGGCGACTAATCCTTCCCCGATTTGCCCCTTTCGGTTTCCAGGAGCCCATCCATGTTCCCCTCCCATTCCTCCGCGTCCGATGCGCGCGCGTCCTCCCCGTCTTCCCAATCCGATCAACCATCCCGTCCTCAAGCGCCTAGCCAGCCAGAGCCCGCTCGGCTGAGCTGCCGCTTCCATCCGCTGGCCGTGCTGCGCGTGGCTATGCACGCCCGCTGACTTCTCTCCGGCGGCCGTTCCGCCGCCATTGCTCCCTTCCCATTCGCGGACCGCGCAGGCGCTCCGTCCCACCTCTCATCCCCGTTCAAACACAAGGAGGTCTCCATGCATCTGCAACCCGGCCTTCGCCCGCGCCGTCAAGCGGCGACGGGCGGATATTCCCAGCCAGGAGGCGCGCGCGATGACTGACGCCATCCCCTCCATTCTGGCGCGCGACCAGCGCTTCGGGCCGCTGTCCCGGCTCACCGAGCGGGTGCCGGACCTTGATCTGTCTGTGTTCCTGGTCAACTTGATCGACACCGTGCAGCCGGACGTGCTGCCGCTCTTGGCCGAGCAATTCCATATCCACGGCGAGGAAGGCTGGACGCTGGCCGAGTCCGACGACGCCCGCCGCGCGCTGTTGCACAGCGCCAATGAGCTGCACCGCTACAAGGGCACGCCGTGGGCGATACGCGAGGTGATCCGCCGCCTGGGCCTGGGCGAAGTGGAGCTGATCGAGGGCCTGGCCGGCCAGCACCGCAACGGCCTCATCCGCCGCAACGGCTACTACGTCCATGGCGACCCGAACAGCTGGAACCAATACCGGGTGCTGCTGAACCAGCCCATCACCAACGACCAGGCCGCCCAGCTGCGCCGCATGCTGGCGCTGTACGCGCCGGCGCGCTGCCAGCTGGCCAGCCTGGAGTACCAAGCTGTGGCCAACCGCCACAACGGCGCCATTCGCCGCAACAAGCAATTCAACCGAGGGACTGCCTGATGGCCAATCTGCAAGAAAAATCCGCCTGGGAACCGGGTATTTATCAACTGGAAACCTCCGACCCGGTATTGGCCGGGCCGGATGGGGTGGACAACGTGCAAGCCAAGCAGTTGGCCAACCGCACCGCCTATCTGAAAAAACAGATAGATGATCTGGTTTCCGGTGCGCTGGTGGCGGAGTTCGCCGATAGGCTGAAAACGCCGCGCAACATCGCGATGACTGGCGACGGCAATTGGAACGTGATGTTCGATGGTAGCGGCAACGCCAGCGCGGCGATGACCCTGCGCGACAGCGGCGTGGCGCCGGGCAGTTACGGCATGGTGACCGTGGATGGGAAAGGACGGGTCACCGCAGGCCGGCAAATGACCGGCGACGACGTGCCGGCGCACGACTGGAACAAGATATCCACCGGCAAGCCGACCACGCTGGCGGGGTATGGCATCGGCGATGCCGCCAGCAAGAACGATTTGCAAACTGCGGTTAATGGCCTGGTGGCCGGCGCGCCGGCCAACTTGAACACGCTGCAGGAGCTGGCTGCCGCGGTGAACAACGACCCCAAGTACTCGGCGACGGTGGACGGCAAGCTGACGGGCAAGGCGGACAAGGCGACCACGCTGGCGGGGTACGGCATCACGGATGGGGCCAGTAAATCTGATTTGAAGGTGGCTGTGGATGGCATCGTTTCCGGTGCGCCGGGCGCGTTGAATACCTTGCAGGAACTGGCGGCCGCCCTGGGCAATGACGCCAACTACGCGGCATCGATGACCAAGATGCTGGCAGGCAAGGCGGACAAGGCGACTACGCTGTCTGGCTATGGAATTGCAGATGCCGCCAGCGCTGACGATCTGGCCAAGGTGGCGGCCAGGGTTAATAGTCGCCGGATGATACGCGTGCGGGCTGGCGGCTATTCGGCGAAGAATGGCGTCGCAGGCGTTGAGATCGACGGCGTAGCGGTGGGAACCATGGCTCGCAGTTACAACATGGTGCAGTTGGATGCTGCCGGAGCCGTGAGCCGTTCCGCTACATTCGATGTGTGCGGCGGGAATGGCCAGGACAAGGCTGCGGCGGATTGGCTCAATGCGGCTCCGGATGGCGCGACGATAATTGTTTACACCTGGGATGAGCCGCAGGGCAATCGTCTAACCGGCGGCTTGCCGCAGGCGCTGTATCGCTGCGGCGCCAGCAGCGCGGTGTTTGCCAGCGACAAATTCCAGTATCGCAGCGCCTATTTGTTGATAGGCCGGGCGGGCTCCGGGGAGGGGCAGGGCCTGGAACGCTATTGTGGCGACAAGCCCGCCAGTCCTGACGCGCAACTGGATGTGGCGTTCGAGTTGGTGAACGGCATGCCTTTGCTGGGAGGAGGGCAGGTCAGCGGCTCTGCCGCGCCGACGGGGCAAGTCGCCTATTTCTCCATGCCGAATGCTCCTGATGGTTGGCTGAAGGCCAATGGCGCCCAGGTTTCCCAGTCCACTTACGGCAATCTGTACGCGGCGATTGGCCAGACCTTCGCTCCGGTGGATCCCGCCGTTCAAGCGATGCTGAGGCTGGATGCCGCGGACACCCTGCTGGACCGCGTCTGGAACAAGCAACTGATTGTGTACGGCGGCACGGACATGTCCACCGAGCAGGCCAAGTTTGGCGGCGCCAGCCTGAAGACTGTGGCTGGCGGCGGTTATGCGACCTTCGGTCTGACTGACGCGTTCAATGCCAATGCCTTCACCATCGAGGGCTGGCATTATCCGACTTTCGCCGGAACCGGTGGATCCAACGGTTATAGTGCGGCCTGGGTCGTCAGCATGAATGCTTCCAGCGTGGCGGGCGAAATCACTGTAGCCATCGACCGGGCTAGCCGCGCGCCGATGGTTTGGCTGAGCAATGGCGGCAATTTCTTTGCGAACGCTGCGTTGGGTACGGCCGGCGTCTTCGCTTCGCCGCGCTGGTATCACATCGCCTTCAGCTATGACGGAGCCGCTTACCGCCTGTTTGTCGACGGCGCGCAAGTTTGGAGCCTGGCCAGCGCGACCCGAGTGACGATTCCGGACAATACGCTGGTGTTCGGCGTGGATGGCAGCTCGCCGGGGATCGCCGGCTCGGCCACCGCTTACTATCAGGACTGGAAAGTCAGCAAAGTGTGCCGTTATGCCGGCAATTTCGCGCTGCCGACTGCCCAAGCGGGTTATCAGCTTGCCTCGGATGCCGGGAAGTTCTATTTGCCCAATTTGTGCGGCGAATTCATCCGTGGCTGGAGCGACAGCCGCAAAGATGTGGAAAAGCGGGCATTCGGTTCATGGCAAAAGGGAACGCTGACTTTTTCGGATCCAACACTGGGCGCGATTTGCGTAGGCACGCCAATTCATGCGACCGATAACGCGCTAGATGGATATCAAGACTTAGGCGCGGATCCGGTCAGCAAGCTGTGGTATCAGATGAGCCGAGCCTGGATTCCTGGCCAGGAAGTTCATCCTGATTTGGATAGCAATGGCTGGAATTTTGGCTATGGTTCCACCCGCCCCCGCAACATCGCCCTGCTCGCCTGCGTCAAATACTGAGGAGATTCGCCATGCAGCAACAGAAAATCGTTTACAGCTATCACCCGCAAACCGGCGAGTATTTGGGCCTGGCGTCGGCGGATCGCTCGCCACTGGATGCGGAGGAGGTCTGGCTGATCCCGGGTTTCACAAGCGAGCAACAGCCGCCGCAGGCAGGAGAGCGTCAGGTTGCTGTTTTCTGTGATGGCGCGTGGGCCTTGCAGGTTGATTGGCGCGCTACGCCGTTGTGGAGCAAACAGACGGCTCAGCTGGTCATGCCGAAAATCGGCGATACGCCGGACCGCCTGAATGCCACGATGCAGCAACCTCCTGCTTTCGCCGTGTGGAAGGACGATGCATGGACGGTGGACGACGCGGCGCAACGGGCGGCCCAGACGGCGGCGGCGCAATTGCGGCAACAGCAGCGGTTGTCAGCGGCTTTGCAGTTGCGCAAGCCTTTGGAGGACGCCGTGGAGTTGGGCATCGCCAGCGCTGCGGAACAGGCCAAGCTGGCGGAATGGAAACGCTACTGCGTCGATTTATCCCGCCTGCCGCAGCAAGCAGGTTGGCCGTCGCTGGCGGACAGCGCATGGCCCGCGCAGCCCGCCTGAGCATCTCGCCTGAGCATCTCGCCGGATAGACGGAAGTCGTAAACCCCTTTCCTAAACCCCGTTCCAATCCGCGCGCCGCGCGCTTGGGCACCATGTCGTCCTGACCGGAAGACCGGCCTCTGTCTGAGGCCGGTTTTTTGCCGAGCCTCTGGCGCGGCTCAGGCGCTTGGACGGGGAGGCATGCGTTCATCGCCATGGTCTTGATTTCGCTTCTGCCGCCTGCGGGTAGGCAGTCCATCACTATTCATGACCGTGAGGAATGACATGGCCAATCTGCAGGAAAAGCTGTTCTGGGAACCCGGCATCTATCAACTGGAAACCTCCGACCCGGTACTGGCCGGGCCGGACGGCATTGACAATCTGCAAGGCAAGCAGCTTGCCAACCGCACCGTTTATCTGAAGGACCAGGTTGAGCAACTGGCCAGCGGCAAGCAGCCGGCCGGCAACGCGGCCAAGCTGAGCGCCGCGCGCAAGATAGAGGCGACCGGCGATGGCAGCTGGAATGTTGTCTTCGATGGCAGCCGCGATGTCAGCGGCCAACTGACGCTGCGCGATAGCGGCGTGGCGCCGGGCGACTACGGCATGGTGACCGTGGATGCGAAGGGCCGTGTTACCAAGGCGCGGCAGATGAGCGGGGACGATGTGCCGGCGCACGACTGGGGCAAGATTGTCAGCGGCAAGCCGATCACGCTGGCGGGTTATGGCATTGGCGACGGCGCTAGCAAAGCCGATCTCCAAAATGCAGTGAATGGCTTGGTGTCCGGCGCGCCGGCGAATCTGAATACGCTGCAGGAATTGGCTGCCGCAGTGAACAACGATCCCAAGTACTCGGCGACGGTGGATGGCAAGTTGGCGAGCAAGGCGGATAAGGCGACGACGTTGGCTGGTTATGGCATTACCGACGCTCAGCCTTCCAATCCGGATTTGGCTGCGCTGGCAAATCTGAAAGGCGCGGCCGGCTTCTACGTCAATACCGGCCCGGGAGCGGCGACGGTACGCAGCTTGGCTGCCGGCCAGGGCATTTCCGTGAGCAATGGTGACGGTAAAACCGGCAATCCTACGGTGGCACTGGCCAACAGCGGTGCGTCGGCCGGCACCTACGGCATGGTGACGGTAGACGCGATGGGGCGGGTGACGGCAGGGAGGCAAATGGGTGGCGAGGATGTTCCGGCACACGACTGGGGCAAGATTGCCAGCGGCAAGCCGAATACATTGGCGGGGTATGGCATTAGTGATGCGGCTAGCAAGAATGATCTGCAAGCCGCGGTGAGTGGCCTGGTTTCTGGCGCGCCTGCCAACTTGAATACGCTACAAGAGCTGGCTGCCGCAGTGAACAACGATGCCAAATTTTCGGCGACGCTGGATGGCAAGTTAGCCGACAAGGCTGATAAAGCGACCACGCTGGCAGGCTATGGCATCACTGATGCTGTTACCGTGGCCATGCTGCCAAGGAAGAATCTGTTGCAGGATAGCGGGCGGTTTTGTGATCCTTCGGAGACATATGCTAATCCTTTGACAAAACCTTTTTTGATTCCGCCCTGGAATAAATACGCAACCGAAGTCATTAATTCCTACAAGTACAGTCACGATAATATAAGCTATGGGGGAGGGAATGGGGTAATAAATCCTATTATTCAAGATTTGCTGAAAGCCATGAAGCGATCGAATGAGAATGCTAGGTATGGTAACGAGTTTTATGTGGCAGAGTTCAAGTATACATCCGCGACATATGGCCAAATTCAACAAGATGGCCGTGCGATGTCGATTTCCACCGCGATTGGCGCGAGTACCGACGGCATCATGACTTTCATGTTTTGGATCCGCTGCCAAAGCGGTTCTATCATGCTTGATGTCGCGACGCATATGAATGGTCAGCCTTTTGCCAACAGAAGAATTACGCCAGCGGATGGCTGGGTGCATTTGGCCGGGATCAGCAATTGGAATCGAGGTTATTCGATTTGCCACTTGCGCGCCGAAGATAACAGCAGCTACCAACTGGCATTGCCAGCTGCGTTGTCAGGAGTGCACTTGGGGTATATGCATGTTTCGCCGATATCATTCTGA